ATCAACAAAACTATTAAAAATTGCCATTTGAAAAAAAAGGAGTATTTATTGGAAAACTCGAAACATATTTTTGATTATTTTGAAAACAAGAAGAATATTTCTAAAGGTGATGATATAATACCTACTTCTAAAAGTAAATTGGTAAATAACTTTTTTAAAATTAATAATGAACCCCAGCCTGCGTCATCTGCAAACAATATGAATACTCATAACATCGTGCAAAAATATTTGAGTAATATAGATGATACCTTTATTGACATTAATCAATATGTGCAAGCTTGCGATATCTGTCAATATTGTCATGTCGGTGAGTTGATTCCGTTAGAAGACGACGGGGTATTGATATGCAATAAGTGCTCTCGACACATTCCCTACTTGATTGAAAATGAGAAACCTTCTTATAAAGAACCACCCAAGGAGGTTTGTTTTTATGCTTATAAGAGAATTAATCATTTCAGAGAGATATTAGCCCAATTTCAAGCAAAGGAAACAACTCAAATACATCCTGATGTATTACAAGATATAGAATGTCAGATTAAAAAGGAAAGAATTCCTTTAAACGAAATTACAACTAAAAAAGCAAAGGAAATTTTAAAAAAATTAGGATACAATAAATATTACGAACATATTCCATTTATTAAAGATAAATTAGGAATTAAACCACCTATTATGCATCCTGAATTAGAAGAAACATTATGTAATTTATTTATGGATATACAAGGACCATATGCTAAATATTGTCCGGATGATAGAGTTAATTTTTTAAATTATTATTATACTGTTTATAAATTGTGTGAATTACTTAATCAAGATGAATTTTTACCTTATTTTCCGTTATTGAAAGATAAGGAAAAAATGATTGAACAAGATGAAATATGGAAAAAAATATGCGAAGAGTTAGATTGGGAATTTATACCAACTGTATAGATTATAATAAATTATATTGTGAAAGTCTTATTGGAAACCGGTAGAACGAGAGACGGAGTAAATGGAATACTATATGATAATAATAAATCATTTAGATAATTATTATTTGAATAATTAAAAGCACTTTTTTTATCAATTCTATGCTTAACTAAAATTTCATCGCAATTATAAAAATTTTTATTTTGTTTCCAAAGTCGTAACCACAAATCATAATCATCAAGAAAAATATTATTCCAATTACACAATGATTTTTTAATTAATGAACTTGAATTTATTATTGGATTGCAACTAAAAAAATCAAAATTACTTAAATCTCCAACTGGAATATTTGGTGACCCTGTTCTATCTCCAAAATATTCACATTTTGTTCCAATAACATCATATCTATTTAAAAAATTAATTTGTTTTTCTAATTTTGTTGGATGCCATATATCATCAACATCTAATATTGCAATCCATTCATAACTTGAAAATTTAATCATCTCATTTAATGATGATGGTTTTCCTTTTATATAAAATAAATCTAAAACTTTAATGTTATTTGATTGTTCTTCATATACTTTTGCTAATTTGAATATATCTGAATTTTCAGGATGTCCATTAATGCCAACAATTATTTCCCATTCAGGATATGTTTGTTTAATAACGGATGATATTGATTCATCAATATATTCTATACCATTATATATAGGTATTAAAATACTAATCATGTATATAATAATTTATATAATAAATTGTATTTTAATGCGAATATAATTAAAATACAATTTATACCATTAGTAATATGAATTCATTAACTATTGTGTCTTGTTATTACAAAATAAAATCTAAAAGAAGTCATGACGAATATAATATTTATATATCTAATTTATTGAATAACTTAAAAGCGAATATTGTGATTTATACATCTAAAGAAGATTATGAATATTTAAATTCTTTTAAAAATGGAAAAAATAATATCAATATAATTATTAAAAGATTTGAAGAAATTAATTTATATAAAAAATATTTTCATATTATGGAAAAACAATATCAAATGGATAATCAAAAATATACAGGGAGAACATATCAATGTTATATATTATGGAATTCTAAATTAGATTTTTTAAAAGAAACTATAGAAATTAATCCATTTAATTCTGATAAATTTATGTGGTTAGATTTAGGAGCAGTAAGAACATTAGATATTATAAATTATTTAAATTCGTTTCCTCGTTATGAAAATATATCAAAAAGTAAAATTGATATAATATATTTAAAACCATATCTAAATGTGAATCAAAAATATTTTAAAGATGAAGTTCATCTAGGAGGATTATATGGAGGAGGAAAAGACATAATTATGGAGTACCATAAATTATTTTATGATAAATTTCAAGAATATGTAGATAATAATCAATTCATAGGATGTGATCAACAAATAATTTCAAGTGTTTATTTAGAAAATAAAAATATTTTTAATTTAATTATTCCTGTTACAAATAATATTACTGAAAATAATAAATTCATACCATTAAATAAAAATATTGATCCATGGTTTTATTTAATTTATTATTATTCTGTATAAAATTATAAAGTTTATTATTCTTTTTGAATTATATAAATGTTTTCTTCTTCTTCGTCATCATCATCAACATCTTCATAATCAACATCTTCATAATCAACATCTTCATCATCAACTTCTATATCCTGATTGACCAATTCATCTGGATCTACTACTTGTTCTTCCTGAATTGGTTCAACTAATTCTGGTTCGAATTCCAATTCCTCGTTAGATGGTTCATCTACTTCTACCGCATCAATAACAAGTTCTTGTTCTTTTAGTTCTACCAATGTAGTCTCAATGGCATTATTAACAGGTTCTTGTACTTGAGCGGGTTCTTTATGAATATTATCATATTGATTTCTTTGTTTATTAATTTCTTCTATTTCTTCTTTTAAAATATCATACAGTGTTCTAGAGTCAGCATGATTAGAAACAATTTCTTGATGAATAGTATTTCTTGATTGTAATATGGATGACATATGAATTGATGAATTAGATTTACGCTGATTATTTAATCTAAACGTTAAGTTCATATAAAATATATTAATATTTTATTAAATGTAAATAATATTTCATATTTAATAAAATATTAATATATATGAGTGGTTTCATTTTCTTAAATACTTTTGTCTTATTAAATCATTTTATACATTGCGTTGAAATAAATAATACACTGAATGACTTTGAGGATTCAAACGAGTTATTTGGTTTTATTAAATATGGTAACTGGTGTGGTCCTGGACACGGCGGATACCAAGATTGTTGTAATAATGGACCTTGTTCTGATTGCGACTTAAAAAAAGGCACTCCTACACTTGAATGTTTCAAACAATGTCCTCCAACCGATTATATGGATTATTATTGCGCGGTTCATGACGAATGCTGTTTAAATAATACGAAAGACATAACGTGTTTCCCTGAAGGAAATAAATGTTATTGCGATTGTCTACTTATAGACGGTGTAACAAAAAGCAAATGTGTTTCAGATGAATGTTCTTATTATAAAAGAAGATTATTATCATTATTTAATTATGGTTTATCGTGCTGGTATAAAAATGAAAATAATATTTCAGTTTGTAATATTTTATCATTGAGAGATTATTCTATTACACAATTTTGTGATAATGGCAATGAAATAAATCCTTGGTCTAATTTACTTTAAAAATAAATACTCATTTCATTATTTGACTGTTTAAATCCACATTTTTCATAAAATGTTTTCTTTTCATCATCACAATTCAATATTATCTTGTAACAATCATTTACTTTAGAAATATCTATTAATTGATTTATTATTTTTTTCCCGTATCCCTTATTTTGATATTCTGGAAGAATAGAAACATCTTCTATGTGTGCAACACTACCACATTTATGTATAAATTTAGGTTCAATAATCAATGTTCCGCATCCAATTATATGTTTTCTTTTATAATCTTGTATAATCCAAATTTGAATAAATGGATATAATTCTACAATTTTATAATAGGTCATTAAATTCAACATTGTATCTCTTTTTTCTGTTGTATTAGATAGATTTTCAATTAGATTTAAATATTCTTGTAGATTGTTATCTGTTAAAAGTTTAAAATGTATATCATTATCAAGCATATACATATTAGATTATTATTATTAAGTCGTGTTATTTAACTCTTATTATTTAACTTCCTGTTATATGATTTATCTAGGGAAACCAACTAAGTTAGCACCAATACCGAAGCCAGCACCTGAGCGAGCACTTACAGCCATCGCAGGTAAATATGTATCAAGAATGCTAAATGTGGCCGCAGCGGTTAATGCAATGAAACCAACTTCATCAAGAGATAAACTTCTCTTGGGGATGGCAAACGCAGCGATTGCTACAAAAAGACCTTCGACTAAATATTTAATTAAACGTTTGAGTAATTCGTTAATATCCAAAACATTGAAAACGTTCATCTTATATATTAATTAATAAGAAAAAAAAATATTATATATTATTCGTTAAAAAACTTAAATATATATATTCTTAAAATATTATATTATGTCTTTTTCTAAAGAACCGAGAAATAAAACCATGGATTATAAAATTAATTTGGACGGAACTGAAAATTCTAAATATGTAGATTTACTTGATGAAGACCGTCCGATTGCCGGTCAAAAGTTTTGCTGTGTATCATTTGTATCTCCTGAAAATATTTTGAAACAACGCGAGATGTATTTTATGGAAGAATTTTTAAAATCGTGGGATTTGACTAAATCACTTGAAAAATTCAGTCAATTTTTAAATTTTGTATCTTATAAATATTCTTTAAATTTTACAACCTTAACTGAAGATTTACAAGAATTTGTAAAGGAAGAAAGAAATTCTTTATCTACATCGTCATTAAATGATGATTATAAAACATTTTTAGATAATAATGAAGAGAGATTAGACAAGGAATTCAACGACATTTCAAATTTCCAAACATCAATCAGAGGTTTGAAAGTAAGAGGTTCTTTCCCTAGTCAGAAAGAAGCCGAATTGAGATGTAAACTTCTTCGTGAGCTAGATCCTCATCATGATGTGTACGTCGGTCCTATCGGTATGTGGATGCCGTTCCACCCCGAAGCTTACAAAACTGGACGTGTAGAATACATGGAAGATGAACTCAATCAATTGATGCATGAGAAGAAGAAGAATGAAGAAAAGGCGAAGGAAGATTTTGACAAGCGTGTCAAGGAAGCAAAACATAAGGCGATTGAAGACAATAAGAAAAAGGCACTTGAAAGTGGTAATAAATTAACTCAAACATTAAACAGCGAAGGCAATCTTATTAGTGTTCGTGATATGAATACTCAAGAAGAAAATTTATTACAAACTGAGGGTCTTACGTCTGCTGACATTCGTCGTGAATTATTTGAAGGCGAAAATATTGTAACTTCAACTGATACCGACCATGGATTATCTGATTTAACAAATATTTCATTCGGTGTAAAAAATGAAAATTAAATTGATTATGGAATGATGGAATTATGGAATTCAGAAATTATATAATGATTAATATAAAAAATTGATTAATAATATAAATAATACTAATAAATTATCAGTAATATTTATAATGACTAAGTGCCTTCAAAGTGATTGTTTAAAACGTTTGAAATTAACAGATTTAAAATGTAGATGTGGAAATGTATATTGTTATATTCACCGATTGCCTGAAACTCATAATTGTAGCTATGATTTTAAATTAAATCATCATCAAATAAATAAATTAGAAGAAGAAATGAAATGTATCGCTCAAAAATGTATTAAAATATAATTTTACAATAAATTAATTATTTACCATAAATAAATGTGACTTAATATTTTTGCGTTATAATATCCATTAGAATGATTGATTTCATATTCAATCGCCTTTTTTCTATTTTTTATACCATGACTATGTCTACTATAATAATTCATTTGTCTTTTTTTATTTGAATGATTTTTATTTGCGTATATTTTTAAAGGGGTTCTATCTTTATACTGTTCATAATCTGACGCTCCAAAATGTATTATATGAACTTTTCCGGTTTCTAAATCTTTAACATATGCCATATATTTTTTTTCTGGATTGCTGCTCTTCTCAAATTTAATAATTTTTTCTTTCATTTTATTTTTTCCTCCAATTTGAATAGACGGAGTTCTTCTTATCTTGCCGCGCATTGCTAATTTAAGTGCTAAGCTATTGGCATTACAACCGTTTTTTAATATAGCTATATCAACTAGTGATGCCTTTCCTCCAGTTATAGAACTTGCTAGACGTGCACGTCCCCAAGACTTTGCGGTCTGATTTGGTCTAGATCCCGATGAATAATACGCACCCATGCCTTTATTTTCTATTTTTTTTAAAGCTTTTAAAGAGCATCCAGTTTTGATTGATAATAATTTATTTGGGATTATTTTATCAATGCCGTATATTTTTTTAGCATTTAAAATATGATCTGATTGTTTATATTTAAATGACTTTACTTTTTTCCGTGTATAATAGATTCCCTTTTTATATTTTTTTCTAGATTTATTTAATTCTGATTTCACTATTTTTACATCTTTATTTGTTAAATATTTCGGGACATATCTTTTTGGTACTTTATCTCCTCCAATCATATTATAGTATAATATTATTATAGTAAAATTACCATGTTGATTTTTTGACACTTATTTTAGGTCCCGATCCTCTTTTTTTAACCGAATTAGGGTCATATATTTCATCTTCGTCATCGTCAGAATTGAGACCTTTTGATATTTCCCAAAATTCTTTTGTTCCTAATCTAAAATCAGGATGTGATTCTGCTTTATACCAAAAAATTTGGTCTTGGAGTTTATTAGACTTTGCATTATTATTTATAACTAAACATTCAAAGTTCTCAGTACATTGGTCCATTACTTGGCAAAAACTTTCAAATGTTGGAAACATACCAGCATAATTTTCAAATATGCGCTTTCTATTTGTAAGGTATGGTTCCCTCAGTATAAAAACATAATCTATATTTGTTCTTAAATTTGGAGGTACACCTAAAGGATACTGCATCGTAATAATAAGCATAATTTTCCAATGTCTTCCGTTCATGAATAATAATCTCATCAATTTATCTTTGGTCCAAGCATTATCATATAGACAATCATCTAATATTACAAATGCGCGTGGATCAATATTACTTTTTTTATAATTATTTATTTCTTTTTTGACTTGCTTTAAAACCATTTTTTGTCTTTTTAAAATATTTTCAATAATGGCAGTATTATATTCGTCATGAATAAATAATTTTGGTACGATTGAACTGTAAAAACCATTGCCTGCTTCTGTTCCAGAAATGACAGTTCCAATTGGAATATCTTGATGATAAAAAAGTAAATCTCTAACTAAAAAACTCTTACCTGTATCACGACGACCGATTAAAACAACAACAGGACCTTTATTTTCATCCGGTCTAAAACTAATATTACGCATATCAAATTTTTTCAATTCCAAAGCCATTTACTATAACTACTTTTAGAAAAAAAATATATATTATATTACGCAAGATATTAGTTTAAATGTATCATTAATTTTATATTAATTAAATAATGATTAATATAAATTATCAAAAACGAAATAATTCTATATTATTTCAAGATTTAGAAAAACATTTGAATATTGAAAAATGTCAAAATTACATTCCTATATACAACAAAATGTTTCAATTAAATAATACTAATTACAATAATGTTAATCTAGATAACGATAAATATGCTTTCAGGATGCTTCATAATTTGGATAATCCATATTCATATAATACTGTAGCGAAAGACATTTCAAATAATATATCTACATTGAATATATTTATTAAATTAAGTCCTCTATTAGATCCTGTTAAATATGCAATGGGTAAATATGACATTGAGGATAAAAATTTGTTAGAGCTTCCTTGTTTTCTTAATAAAAATAGTCATGCAAAAGTGAGGGATATGAATAATTCTGCTTATGTAGATGGTTTTTTTTCATATTTAAGTAGTAAATTAATTAAGAAGTATAATTTCATACATGGAGTAGATTATTATGGAATGTTTTTAGG